ACATTACGTGATAACGAAGGCTGCCTATCAGCTCCAGGCAAAACTGGGGATGTAAGTAGGCACATTAGAATAATTTTAAAGTATCAAGATGAGGATGGAAAGGAGCAAAGAAAAACATTTTACAATCTAGAGGCCAGGTGCATACAGCACGAAATGGATCATTTAGATGGTAAATTGTGTATAGATTATGAAAAAGGTGACTATAGTCGGGACAAACATAAGTCCCAAACAATGGTCGAATCTGATTTTAGAGTTAAATCTGATTCGTAAACAGTGGAAACCATATGCAGATATAGAGCTGCAGGGCCCTGGTATTAAGAAAATTATCAATTATGGCACAAATACGTCAAGCCTTAATTTTAACAAGAAGATGCAGGAGTAGCTGTGCCGCGTATAGTGGAATATTTGCCCCTATTATTTTTTTTTGTGATAAGAAAAAACCTCTGGCACACTTGGCACAGTCCTGTTTTTAGGCTATTAGTGAGGAATACCAAGGGTTATAGCTGTGCCACGGTAAATTTTTCTCTTGGCACACTTGGCACAGTTCCCTACTCGACGCGCGCGACCTTTTTTTTATTTTTGAAAACTTTTTTGCCCAAAAATCTCACTATACAGTATATACAATGATATGAGACGTCCTAAAAAATCTAAATATAAGTCTGTTGTAATTAAGAAGAAGAGATATTACTTTTACAAAATTACGTGGGTCGACATCACGGGTGATAGTTCGCATTCAGATTTACATACATCACTTGGTTTTATGCCATCTGTAATGATTACTCACGCATACTTACTAAACAAAGATAGAAAAAATGTTAGAACGTTTGCAAGTTACGAAGAAAATGATGAATTATTTAGTGATAGAAATGTATTTCCAAGAGGGTGTATAGTTAAGATGGAAAAAATAAATGAAAAATAAAAAACCTAATCCTACATTGACAAAGAATATGCCTAATGTAAAATGGGACCAACTTCCACCAAGGAAAGGACCTGACTATAATGGAATACAAACCAGTTACAAACAAGTGGTCACTAGTAAAAAAGTTTCCAAGAAAAATACTTAGTAGAGTTATTGCTACTCTGAATCATTATCAGGGTCTGACTCTTCTTCTGATTTTATTGCTTCTTTTGTTGGGGTAACATCTTTCATCTTATCTTGATAGAAAGCATCAAACTCTTTTATTAAATCTTCTTTAGACATATTGTCTAATTGAATATTTACATTGGTATTAATGTTTTCATTTTTATAATAACCCATAACTTTACCTCTATTCTCTTCAGCTCTTTGTGCTACAGAGTATGTAGAGGGCTGCTGCATAGATGCATTTTTAATTTTACCAAGGTCTTGCATATGAATTGATTTGTTTATTCTAAATCTTAACTCTTGTTCTTTCTCAAGCTGGTCAATATACTTACCTACTAAAGGATACATTCTTCTATTTAATAAATCAGATGCTGCTTTTGTAGCTCTAGTTTTATATCCTGCCTCAAAAGCACATTGAGTATTATTTTTATTACCTCTCTCCCACACATATAACTCTGCAAATGTTTTCTGCTTTTTAGTTAGCATTGGAGGTCTGCCTCTTGGTCTTTTAGCAACTTCTGTCATAAGGTGTATTTATAGCAAAAAAGTATGCATTTTGCAAAATAAGTCCTGTTTATGTCCTGTTTTTATTTACTTCTGCATCCTGTAATATATAACCAATCCGGTGAAACCAGAAAGCAAATTTTGGCAATTAGTTAAGAAGAATACACCCAAGATTCAATGGACTAGATTAGAATCCTGGGCATCCTTTGGTGTGCCAGATCTATTGGGATACAATGATTCTTGTGGTTTTTTTATGGTTGAGCTCAAGGTAGTTAGAGGCAACAAGATACACTTTTCACCTCATCAAAAATTGTTTCATTTAACCAGGACTAAACGTGATTTTATCCTAGTTTACCAGCCTTCCCTTAAGCTGGTAAAATTATACGAGAGTAAATCGATCCCCGGTCTGCTTGTAGACCACCGCGAAACACCTTCCCTCGCAATCAATGATTGGGAGCACATTCAACGCTGCTTGCTCGCGTCCTCATCGGACGCTTGATCGCTTGCTTGCTCGCTCCCCGGCTCGTTGCTCGTGGGCCCACCCACCCGCCGTGCTTGCTCGCTCGCTCGCTTGTCCGCTTGTTCCTTCGCGATTCGCTTGAGCTCTTTATAATATTTTGGATGATGCCACATTAGAATTATTCTAAACTAGTGAGCCAGGTAGGCAACGTTTTTGACTTTCTTATCCCAGCAAGCCCGGCAGTCCTTGCATTCGTTATCTTGCTGCGGAGCTGGACAAGTCGCTTTGCTCGGGTCTGTGACCACAGTCGAGGTATAATTAAACTTGCCCGCCGCTTCCTGATTGACCATAGGCATAGAAAAAATTAATTTTAGATTCTCCGGCGCTCTGTGTTGATACTTCACCGTCCACGCTTCCCGCGTCGGTAACCAGTGTTGAACATCCGGGGACCGCTTTGCAACTTCAAAAATTTTTGCCAGGTGTCTTAGGTCCTGGATATCTCCGGAGTCGTGCCATCTAAAAAATTTTGTTTTTTTGCTGTTGATTTGCATCGCCATCGCTTTGACCCATAATGGATGGCGTATTGCTTTTAATCTTTTGTATTGCGCATCCTGCACAACTTTAAAAACGTAGCAGCCTTTTAAAGCATAGCAGCCGTAGCAGGTCGAGCCCTTAACATTTTGAAGCTTGCCGCCGGTCTTGCATTCTTTAGCTGGTAAACCATAAGCGTGGCCCGGCATCTTGGAAGGCTTGGAGAGGCTGCCTGTAATTTCTTTTGCTTTCTCAATTCTCATAATATCCCATAATAATTATTAAACTTAAATTGTCAACTAAATAAAAAAAATAATTTTATTGACAACGCTCGCTTGTGACCCTAGGGCCCACCCTCCCCCCCCCTCGCGAGCTTGCGCTCGCGTTCAGGTTCAAGGATAAATGATTAGCGGGTGTTGAAGCCCAGCCGCAATTGTTTAACGGTGCACCAGGGCTTAGCCTCTATCGAGGGCCCACTAATCCCAGGTCCAATCTGCGCATCAATCCGAGAGTTGCGCCTGTGTACACCAGTTGATTAGACCAGGGATTAGTTAGGTTATAGCCGCGAGGAACTTTACGCCATCCACACTCGTTAACCTATTGGATGACAACCTAACTATTCCTTGAGGGTTTCCCAATTTTAAGTGTAGTACAACCCCACAATCGGACACTATTTAGAACCGCAATTCTTAAGAATTGCGGTCCATAAATTCTTTTACCATTTGTGTCGCTTCAGTTTCCATTTCACTTGGAAGCTTAGAATAATAAGCGTCCCCCTCATCTGGACCCCAAGTAATTCGACCTAGATAATATTTTTTTTCTAGGTCCTCGAGGTATTGTTCATAAAGACCAATTTCAAGAGCTTCAATTTTTTCGTTGCTCATAGGCCTCCAGTTTTTTTTCTAGCTCTAAAACTTTAACAGCTAATAACTTCATATTTTTATCCATACTTTGGATAACGTTAATAGTTTTTTCAATTGTTTTATCTTGCAAATCATTAATATTCATTGCAACTCTAACAGCTGTCAAACTATCTTTATTTGTGATTGACTGAATCAATTCACGTGTTGTTATATTTTCTTTTGACATATTATCCTTTTGTTTGTTGTTATCCTTTCTTAAATTATTAATAACATAAATCCCCATACTTTGTCAAATAAATAATTAATTTTTTTTCAACTCATAGTTGTGCTCGTGACCCTGGGGCCCACCCTCCCCTAAAATAAAAAAAACGACACATACTTTTTTAGGGTTGACTTATCTTTTTTATAGTGTTATAAAATCCCATAATAAAAGAAAGGATAACAAATGACTAAAATGACAAAGTATCAATTAGAGCATTTTGAAAATAAGGTTAATAGATATTTTCAACCTTTGATTGATGAACAACAATTATTAATCAAGCAGTATAGAACTGAAGCGACTAATAATGTTGTTAAAAAGCTAGCAAAGAAAATGGGCGCAGATAAAATCTTGGCAAAGATGAAGGAAGCCGAAGAATTTATGAAGGAAGCTCAAAACGACGCTAAAACTTTTTTTGAGAAGCAATCAAAAAAAGAAAAAGATAAGCACTTGTCTTATGCTTTTGATCGTGATGAGGATAGGTTAAGACTATCTGATTGCGAGGATCAATTAAGAGACTGGGCAAAAGACTTGGTTGATAGGGAAATTGAGAGAAGGCCAGAAGGCGCTAAACTCAAAGACCTAAAAGACCTAAAACAAAAGGCAATAGATAACGTAATGGAAAGTGGGACACCAGATGAACTTAAACAAAGTTTAAATCTGGTTGTT